ATTGGGAATAGTCCTCGAAAAAAGACCCCTCTAGTTTTTTTTGCGCGATGTTTTCCTTTTGCGCGAAAAGGTTTTCTCTTTAGATCTTCTTTCCAATACAGCACTTGGTCACCAACGACTAGACTTCCAGGCTGTTCTGACCAGCGTTCTATCTTGTTTGCGCCCGTTGCATTGTCTACATAACGATTGTAAGTTGCTAATGTCATGATTGGGTTCTCCCTCCCCTGGGGGCACTATGTGGTCTATTGTCCAGTCCCCCCCTATTAGTTCCTTGCCACATGTTTGGCACTGTGGCTCCAGTATTGTCTTGGCATACGCCCTTGCCTTTGCCCAAGCTTGACTGTTGTGCCAATCTGCCATAACACTCTCCACATTTCACTTGCCCAAACAATTTCACATGATGGGTTCTTTTGCAGTTAGGACACTCCATTACTCATCACCTTTATAGGCTTGATAGACCTGCCTCATTAGGTAGATCATAAGGATTGCCAAAGCAATTAGAGCTAGCCAAGCGATTGGCATAAGTAGCTCAACAATAATCTCAATCATCATTAGTGCTGTTACTAAGAACAGAACTGTCAATAGCTTTACTGTGTTAGACATTGAATACCGCTCCTGTGTAGTGTGTTTGTCTCTCCAACTCAAAGCAGGTAATCCCTGCCTGTGAATCAGAGCCTGAATTGAGCCTATACCAATTCGACCCTGAATCCATAGTCTTTGCCTGAATCCAATAGCGACTGCCTCCATTAGCGGATTGACCTAGCTCTTGAACTCTTAGGTGATGGAAGTGCCCAGTCATTAGAACTGTTGCTGCAGCTACTGGCTGATTGCCAAAAGCTTGCTTAGTCCACCAGCTTGGGATTCCCTCTGGTCTTGAAGCCTGATGACCATGCACCATGCCCAAGACATGAAAGCCGTCTCCAAACGGATCTATTGCTAAAGACTCATCTTCAGGATTAGGGACAAAGACTTCAAGCTTGGTGTCAGTTTCTTTGGCTAATCGAGCAACCTGCTTAGCAACTACAATTCCCCAGTCATCTAAGCCTGGCTGTCCAACCTGTTGCTTGCTAAGCCTAAACTGGCAGTGATTAGAGGCAACTGTCGCGTAACTTAGGGAAGTGTAATTCCTAAGTCTCTTGATTAGTTCCCAAGTCAAAGCAACTCCGAGGTCAACCTGATTCATGAGGCTCTTGTCGTTGCTAAATACCTGCTGTTGGTCTGCTTTGTTATAGAAGCCCTCAATTAGATCTCCACACTCAGCAATTATGACTTTCTCAAACTTGCCTTTCTTGACTATCTGCTCAAGTCGGTCATAAGCAGCAAAGACTCGCTCAATAAGTTCTTCAGTTCCGCCTCTGGTGTCAACCTTGCCAATTTGAAAGTCGCTTAGCATAATCACTAGAGCCTTGCCAGTCTCAACCTTTACTTGAGGCTTAGCCTTTTTGCCTTTGACAACTTTCCAAGTCAATGGGAGGTCTAGGTCAGCTATCCGCTTTAGCCTGAAGTTGAAGCGATAGCTAGTCAGCCAGCTTTCGTCATACTTCTGCCAGCGTGAGGTTCTTGGTGCTCCAACAACTTCATAAAGTTCTGGGTCAAAGCCTTGAAGCTTCAGAAACTCCTCAAAATTGGGAACTTGATCTGCTGGGACTCCAGGAGTAATTGCAAAGCCCTCCTCGCCATCGAACTCAAGAGCTGGTCTCCAGTCTTTTGGAGCTTCGATTCTTCTGGCTGGGTTTAGATTCTCGAGCATGAGCAAAGACCCTGACGGTGTTTGGCAATTGTAGTGTCAGCTAGTCGGGTATTGGTTTGCTCTCTCAAAGCTCGACTAAGTCCATTGTGTGAGACATTGGGATCAACCAAAGCGTCCATGAGGATCTCTTGGTCTGCCTCGGATAGTGAATCGTAAAAGGTTCTAACGGCACATGGGTAAGGTTTGCGCTGAGTTTTCAGCTTTAGGTTTTCTAACATGTTTCCGCCTTTCTGTGTTATTACAAGGCTAGATTTTGGAAGAACTATCGCTCGAACGACACGCCGAGAAACTGTGAATAAGTGATTAGTGCTCCGATGGGCATGTTTTCAGCTTCATAGACTTTGTAGGCAACAACTTCGACAACTTGAGAATCATCATCGAAAATTCCAGCGTCTGTTGCTGAGTCGTTTATTGCTCTGATTAGCTTGTCGAGATCTGGAGGAACTGTTGGAAGTTCACGCTTTACAGTTCTGGGTCTAGGCATGAAGAACATGACATCTAGGGTCACTGCACCTGTGAGGGGCTGGCAACTGACATTGGCTGCTTCCAGCTTTTCAGTTACTAGCCTCCTCCAGGCAGGTAGATTCTTGTTGGCTTCGACCAGGATAATCTTTCCGCCTCTTTGGTAAGCGTTTTTGCTTCCCTGAGGTTGAGGAATACCTGGAACAAAGACCTGAATCATTAGCAGTAGTGTTCTACTAGCTGAGAGCTGAAGATTGACATCAGTTCGCTCAAGTCTGGAGACTCAACAACTAACCATTGATCTTCTGGGGTCTCATCTTCTAGCAACATCTCAATCCGCCAATAGGCAATTCCAGTGTCAACATCTTCAATCTTTTGAAGCTGAGGCTCTAGGTAATGGACTGTCTTTTGGATCATGACTTCGCTCCATAAACTTGCATGACTACTCCTCGAGCTAACTTCCAAGCTTCTCTTTTTTTATACCCAACCTCGCTAAGGTCTTTGGATACTTCAATTTGCTTGTTGGTTTTGAATCGGCATTCTTGACACTTACAGGTATATTCCCAGTGCCAGTCGGCAACTTGCTCTTGGTCAGTCATCAGAACGGCATGTCCTCGAACTTAGCAGCGTGAGCGTCTTGCTGTCCCTTGGTCTTGACCTGAACTAGACCTGCACCTTGAACATGGTGTTCGACAACCTGCTTGTCAATGCCGTCTTTTGTTTTGTAGCTGCCGATTTTAGTTGACAGCTCTCCATGAACTTCAACCCAATCCTCCTCTTGGAGATTCATGGCTTGAGATTCTGAGAACCAGCATGTCCAAAGGCGTGAATACTCTTTGCCGTTGGTGTTGAACTTTTCCCAGATTTGGATTCTTCTACCCTCCCAGCCTAGAGAGTGAACTTGTCCTGCGATTTGTATTTGAGGCATTTTGTCTCCTTGTTTTTGTGTTTGGTGTTGCATCTATAGAATCCTATAGTTAAATATCTAAAAATATGTAGTAGTTAACTATAGGTTTTTAAGTATAGGTTTCTATATATAGAATATATATATATCTATATATAGAAGTATCACTGTAGCTTTTCGATGGTTGAGATTGCGTCCTTTAGGAGCTTGAAAAGGTCTGGATCAAGTTCCCTGTAAGGATTGGCTACTTTCCAAAGCTCGACTAGGGCTCTCATTTTCAGATCCTCTAACCCATGGGTATAGCCCATGTTGTAGCTCTTGGCTCTCTCCGTGATTAGAACTTCTTCTGTGTTTGTTTTCATGTTGTCTCCTGTTTGTGTTAGCATTTGCATACCCTTTCGTGGTTAGGGTTGCTGTCTCCTTCAACAGCTGGGGGCTTGGGTTTCTGTGTGCCTGAGCCCCTTTTCCTATTTTGCTTGACTCTCTAAAGACTTTGCAAGATCTTTGATTGACTGCAGAATCTCGTCTCCTGCTTCCGCTGCCTGAGCTTCTTTGTAAAGTGCTCTGAGCCCTGGGATGTTCTTTGTTCCTGCTAAAACTGTTGCCTCTTGAGCCCAGTTCTTTTGCTTAGGAGCTTCGCTGACTGTTCTGGTCATTTCTTCTCGGCTAGGTCTGACTGCTTTGCCTTTGTTGTTCTTGACCTGAAAGTTCAAGGTTGCAAGTGCTCGTCCGATTGCGGAGGTGCTGCAGTTTTCTACAGCAAACTTGACTAGCTGACCGGAAGTTCTGCTCTCTCGAGCAAAGTCAATTGCAGCAGGTCTTGGGTCATCTCTGTCGGTGTAAACACTTGCCTTGATAACGACCTCATCGGCGTTTATAAGAACGATGTCGGTGTGAATCCTGCCTTTGGGATTTGCGTCCCAGAAAGCGTTGATACGATCTGCAACTGGCTCATAAGAATCCAAGAAGCTCATTAGTTTCCTTTCGTGAAAGTGATGTAAGGAGTGCCCTCGCCTCTGCTTTGTAGCATGACTATTGGCACTCCATTAGCAAGACCAACTCTAGCCCCGTCCATCTCGTCAAGTGCCATGCTTTTGTATTTTTGCAAGTTCTTTTCGGCAGCGTCAAACATCTGCTTAGCTGCCAATAGCTCAAAGCCCATAGACAGCTCAATCTCCTCGTCCCTGATTCCAGGGCTTAGTTCTCGGATTGTCTGATAGGTCGAATCACTACCGTCATAGGTTGGAGGCTGCTCTGCGTCTAACAAGGCACAGAAAGCCGTCACAGCCACTTTTACGACCTCCATAAGGGTTTCATCGTATTCGACACTAAAAGCCCTCACAGAGCCTCCTGTGACCGCGTAGAGGGTAGCAGGGTTTGTTAGCCCCGTCACATACTGATACCAAAGCACTTGATACTTGTAATGTAGGGGCAGTTCTGTCCAGTATTGCCCAGTGTGTTTGATTTCCAGGATTGACAGATTCCCTGCCTGATCCTCGATTATGGCGTCAGGGTTAGCCCTAAAGCGTGGGTTTTCTAGGCTGGCAAAAGTCAGGTTTTCATGCCAAACAGTGATTGTTGGGTATTCCTGGCGGAAAGCCTCGATGATGGCTGGCTCTAGCAGGTTGCCTAGCCTCATTGGCATAGTGGCTGGAGGAGGCTCAAGCAGTCCAAGCTTTTCATAGAACAGCGTCACAGCACTCTTGTAAGGGCTTAGGTTGAGGATAGAGGCGATTTCACTACCGCCGATACCTGATTCCCTTTGCTCAAGCCACTCAGGGCTCCCAGAGGGGAATTGTCCGATTAGGACACACTTTCCAACATCTTCGATTCGGTCTGCAATTTTCATGACTGCAGCCTAATCGCTGGTTAGGACTTAATTCTGTCCTGGGAGGTCAGGTGTTTCAATTTCGGTGAAGTCCTCAATCTCAACTGAGTCATCTTGGACATTAGCACCTGCAAGCATGGTTGCTGCAAAAGTCAGAAAAGCTGCAACTGAGGTCATAATTGCCTGAGACTGGTCATCGGTGATTAGCCCTCCGATTACCAAAAGAGGGACAATTCCTGCTACTGCAGCGTAGATTGCTTTTCTTGTCTTTGCGTTGAAGTTCATGAGTTGACCTTTTCTAGCCACTTGATTGGATCTGTTGGCTTCATCTTCCATCGAGTTTCCCAGTGTAAGTGAACACCAGTGCTTGCACCAGTTGTTCCCATTGTGCCTAATTTCTGACTCTGCTCGACCCTATCTCCAGCCTTGACCTTGAAGCTGTGAGCTGCTAGGTGAGCGAATAGGTGAATAAAGCCTGACTTGCCCCTCATTTTGACATAAAAGCCATAGCCTCCGCCTGGAGCTTTGCTTTGCTTAGCCTCAAGGATTGTGCCGTCCTCGGGAGCGATGATTGGCTCATTGGTCTTGCCGGTTACTAAATCAACACCTAAGTGAGCTCGTCTTTTGCCGGTGATTGGGTGTTTGCGAATACCAAAGCCAGAAGTGACTCTGTATTTGTTCTTGACTGGAGCAATAGCTTTCATTAGGCAACCTGATTGACTGTCAGAATTACGCCTGGCACTTCTGGTCTGCCACCTGTTGCTGCTCGAGAGTCTATTTTCATGGTATTGGTTGCATCAACCCACCAATAGAGCTGGACATAATCATTAGCCTCAACATCGACAAACCAGTTCCATGCCGTTACCAGAGCTGAGTTTTGACTTCCGCTGATTGTGACAACTGTGTTGCTATGTGCCACTGGTTCGCCATTTTGCTGCAGCCAGATTTCAGCATTATGAGCTCCACCGGTTAGCTTGACTAACTGAGCAGAAAAAGCGATGTTGTATTTTCCAGCCTTTTGAAAAAGAATCTGACCGCCCTCACCAATTTCGACATACTTGGCAAAGTTGGTGTAATTAAGGGGAATTGGGCTTATCTCTGTCCAGGTCTGATCTGAACCTCTGAACTCAAAGCTGCCGTAATTCGGGTTGAAAGCTCCCCTGATTGTGAGGATGTTTGCATCAGGCTCGATAACCGAGACGATGTTTTCGTGTCTGATTACCTCAACCGGCATTACTTCACTATCTCTTGATTGACTGTGACAACTCCGGTAGCTAGGACGATGACATCAGCCTCGTCAGCAGTGGCAACCTCAATGCCGTAGACATAGTTAGAGTCGACTAGAAGCTTGGTCTGGGCAGGAGTCCAAGTCATTGTAATCTCAGCGGTCTCTAGGTCAACTGTCATCTCTGCCTCAAGGATTAGACTTCTCTTGCTTGAGTGCCTGACTTGAGCCTTTGCAGTGTATCCTGTGAGATCTACAGGAGTTCCCTCCTCAGTGGTGTAGACATAAGTCCGAACCAAAGTGCCCCCAGCGTCAACTGTGAAATTGTCTTTGATTGACATTAGATTCCCCTAACGATAAAGGCAACGATTGCTGCAGTGATTCCGGCGGTCATGATTGACTGCAAGAAAGCGTTACTCCAGTGAGCCTTTTCAAGCTGCCTAATTCTCTGCTCGAAGTCCTCAAGCTTCTTTTCAATTTCAGTCACGATTCTCAGGATGACTGCAGTGTTGCTGGGAGGCTTAGTCGACATGACTAACCTGCCAAAGCCTGAATCTCTGCTTCTGTTAGACCAAGTGCTGCAAGCTTCTCAAGGGCTGATTGGCGAGCAGCTTCCTTAGCTAGTCGGTCTGCTTCGATAGCGTCGCGTTCCGCTTGTAGCCTTTTTTGTTCGGCATTATAAGCCTTTAGTTCCTCTGGCGTAAATTCTATGTAAGTCACTTCGCCTGTTTTCGTATCAAGAATAGCGTCTTTGTAAATAGTCATTTATGCCCCATAAATTGTAATTGTGCCGTTGTCGATTGTGCCATTATCTACTCTAAAGCGGATTGCATCTAATTGATAAGTAGATGGAATAGTAAAGTGTCCTTGGAAAGATTGTCCATAATTGCCAGAAGTATTAGTATCTGGACCGAAAGACCAATTAGCTTGCCCTAATCCAGCTTTAGACGCACCGTTGATAAACATAGAGCCGTATAAAACTCTGCCACCAGCACTTAAATACCCAATATCTGGCTCATTTCCTCCAGATTGGTTGTTTCCTCTAAAGTAAGCGGTTGCACCCTGCCATTCTAAAGCTACGGCTGGACCAAAAGTAACTTGGTTTGAAGTGGCATACTGTAAGCGAACGAAACATGTTGCACTACTAGAACTACTTAGAGCATTCACATAAATTGCGTATTTATCATACCCACCAGTAAAGCTAATAGTTCCAGTAGTCGCACCAGTTGGAATGTTTGCCTGATTTACCAACAATGTCCAGTCGGTAGTAGCACCTCCCGCGCTTGGGGTAGTCCACGCTGGCGCACCACCCGAAACCGTTAGAACCTGTCCGCTAGTTCCAATAGGTAGATAACCTAAGGCGCCTGAGTCTACTCGCGGAATAGATCCGTTAGCCCCAATACCCAACCTAGTTACCGAAGCGTTGCCGTCGGCTACGATTAGATCACCCGCAGCAGTTACCGTAGACTTGGGAATAGCAGCGGTGTTGTCGTTGATGTCGACCCAGCTAGATCCGTTGTAGACATAGACCAAGCCTGTGTCCTCGAGGTAAGTCACCATGCCCTCCGTTGGAGCTGTGAGTGCTGCAGATCGAGCAGTGGAGTTGGCAAAAACCATAACTGATTGATTCATCAAATAAGTGTTTAGGTCGCTTGCAGGTAGCGGACTGCCGTTAGTAAAGACTTTGTAAGCCATAGGTTATGCCTCTTTCCAGAGCTCTAGTGTAGTGAACCAATTGTCTGGGTCTATGTAATGACCCACCTTGGTAATTGTATAAAATTCGTCAACCGCAATAACTCCCTCATCATACTTCACTCCGACTAACTGTCCAGGAGTAAAGAAAGCAGCCTCGGTAAGCGTCCCAAGTCTGTCGATTGCCGGTGTCTCAACTGAGTCAACTAAGGCTGTTGGGTATTGCTGAAAGACTAGGTCTGCCCAGCGATTTAGCTCATCAAGGTCAGTAGTGTTCAAAGTCACATCTTGAGCATAGATTCCATAAAGTTCGATTGAGTCAGTGTTTTCCCTTAGAGTGCTAATTGTGTCATCGGATTCAAGGACAACCTTTAGCGAATTATAGACAGTGTTCTCAGTCACGCTGCTTTGTATTCCTGACATGCAGAGGTGATTTTCCTCCCCATGGTTGTTGCCGATGACTGGAGTTCCTGGGTCTGGGGAAGTGCTTGAGGGTCTAGGAACAAATACAAACTCTTGAGTTGCAGGATCTAGCCAGAACAGACCTAGCCCGACCTGAATTGCCTCATAAACTAATCCGCTAGGGATAACATCAGTCAGAATTGTGCCTGGTATCTCTCCACCTGGGTCAGAGCTTTGAGAGTTCATGGCAGTTCCAAATTGGTCAGCAATTAGCTCAAGCTGCTCATAGGAGGTAACAAAGCCAGCAGGGAAGTCAGTCTGTGAGTCGAATAGAGGCAAGCGTGTGTTTAGAAGTCTCTTGAGGTTATCGAAAGCAACTAGATTCATCAGGTTATTACCATCAGCGTCATAGCCAGTGCTGATTGAGTCAATAACTCCTGACCAGATAACCTGATTGACAACTCCATTGTCTAGCCTGATTCGAATTTGAACTCCTGGTCTCATGGCTGGAGTAAAGATTGGATCGAACTCTAAGGACTGGAGGGTAATCTGAGCTGCACCAGGCTGAGGCTGGAAGTAGAGCTGATCCTCAACAGTCCCTCCGATTGACAACTGGGCTTTGCTGATTATGCAATTGAGGTCAGTCCAACGGAAGCTGCTTTCTCCAAGCAGGTCATCGCCACCAATTAGCGATACTCCGACTGTAAAGACTCCGCCATAACCCAGAACGTCAGTGCCACCGAGTCTACTGACACCGATAACAAACAGATTCTCTCCGCCACCAGCAATAAAGAACTCGAGCTTGAGGTCAGTCGCTATGTCAAAGTCTGGGATTGTTGGCATTACCTAATCCTTAGACTGCTGCCATTGTTTTTTAACTGATTATTTATTTGCTTTACAACTGATTCTGCGTTGATTGTTGCTTCAATGTCTACCTTGAGGGCTTGGGGTCTTGCTGGCGGAACTGCAACAACAGAAGTTCCTGTGAATCTAGTCCCTCCTGTAGGTGCTCCTATTGTAGGCACTCCTGGAATAAAGCTAGTCCCTGTGAATCCTGTTCCCGAGCTGCCTGATTGTCTGGAGAAAGCTGAGCCTGTAGATCCTCCAGCTCCAATTAGTTTTAAGAAAGCATTGGCAGCGTCAAAAGCTCCGTTGTAAGCGTCCTTTAGATAATTGACAGCTATAACTATCGCTCCAATACCAGCAACAATTCCTGTAAGAACTGGGTTGCCAACAGTTAGAAGCAACATAGCAATTCTAAGCGCGCCCAAAGCTGTTACTACAGTAGTTATTGCAGTTGCAACAGCTCCAAAACCTTTTTCTCCAGTCATTTGCTCAATTGCTGGCATGACTTTTTTGCTTACATAATCAGACATTTCTCCAAACCATTTGACAACATCAACGATTCCGTCAACAATGGCTTGCAGTTTTTCTTGACCCTCTGGAGTTGTCAACCATGTGCTGAACTCGGTTAGAACTGGAAGAAGTGCTTCACCAATCTGCTCCTGCATTTCACCAAAAATAACCTGCATTTTGGCGTAGGGGTCAGTATTAGCTGCTGCCTCTGCTGCACCTGCAAAAGTTTCAGCCAGGGCTTTCATTGGATCATCAGCACCTCTAATTGAGGGCACTAACCTAAAGAGTGCAGTCTCGTTTCCTGCCAAAGCTCGAGACATAGCCTGGACAACAGCGTCAAGATTCTTTCCAGTTCCAGCAGCAACATCAACTGCAACTGTCATCAACTTCATAGCTTGGTCAGTGTCTTTAGTTGCAATTGCTAATTTGGCAAAGGCTGGTCTTAGCTTGTCATCGGTCACTGAAGTTGCGAGCTGAGTCTTAGTTATGAAACGCTCAATCTCGTCATTTTGTTGCTTGGAGACTTTGAGGTTATTTTCTAGGGCTTGAGTGAGCAGGACTTTGGACTTCTGATCTTCAATCGCTGCTTTAGTGGACTCTTTGAACTGGTCAACTAGAAAGTTGAGCGAAAAGCCAACACCAATCAGCCCGAGAGTCTTGTTGATTCCCGAACTAATTTTTTTTGCAGAGTCCTCTAAATTACCTAGGGACTTTTGCGAGCCTTTTGTTGCCTCGGTTAGTTTCTTGAACTCTCCGAGAATCTCAACATTGAGGACTAAGCTCATTTGTTTCGCTCCTCTAGCACCTTAATAAAAGCTTTGTATTCTGCCATGCTTAGGGCTTTGACCTCGGAGGGCTGCAGACTGGTAGCCAGACAGAATCTTGCCAGTCTTTCGGCACTAAGCTCAATTATTCTTTTTTTGAGTCATCACCGGTCAAGTAGGCAAGTGCCTCTGACTGAGTGACTTTCTCGGTTTCCTCAAACTTATAGTTTGGGTTTTCTCGCTTTTTGCTTACCCAGTAGAGCACTCTGATCGCTCTGCCTTTGGGCTTGCCGTCAGCAAAAGCCTGGTCGATTGCTGTGTTTAGTAGCAATTCGACTTCTTCAATTTCACCGAGGGTTAGTTCTTCAAACTTGATCATGATGCTGTCTTAGCCTTTCTGCTTTCTTCTTCAAGTAGTTTGCTCATGTTGTTGAAGTATTTTTCATACACTTCATCACGAGTCAATCCTAGTGCTTTGACGAAGAAAGGCTGAGGTTTGATGTTTCGCTTGAACCATCCCCAGTGAATCGGGTTTGCATAGGGAACTCCAGATTTTGAACTTCTGTTGTTTCCTGCTTGGATTGTGACCCTGCCTCTAGCGTTGCTGGCTAGTCGGATAGAGTCACGGAGTTTGCCCGAGCGGACTGGCACAATACGCTGAGCCTCACCGATAACTGAGTCCGCTGCTTGCTTTCCGGCATCCTTGATTGCATCATTTGGAACGCCGATTGCTTGCAGGGCTTTAGTTATCTGCTTGAGGTTGACAACCTTTATGCCAGTCTGCTCAGCCATGATTAGGCAGTTACGATCTCGACTCCATACCAGACATCATTAGCTGGGTCGTGAGGAGTGTTCTTGACTGTTAGGGTTACCGAGAAAGTTGAAGTCTCGTTGCTCACTAGCGATAGTGGAGGTAGAGCGTCAAACTTGACGGTTCCGGTGTAGTGAGGCTGGTCGGTTGTTGCTACTGCATTTCCGTTAGGAGCAATAATAAAGTCACCGTCAGATCCATAACCTACCCAAAGTAGTCTGTAAAGAGAAGTGTCATCGCCAGAGGTAATTCCCTCGAGGGTCAGCGTCCACTCTTGTCCAACCTGCTGCTCGCAAAAAGTCTGGACATCACCAGGAGCGTCTTGGGCAGCAAGCTCAATGTTTGTAGCGTCACACTCATACTGAGTGCCATCAATTTTGAAAATAATTGACTGGGCTTTGATTCTTGTTGAAGTTGCCATTTGTTTTCTTTCTAAAGAGTGATCTCCAGCTCAACGCTGATGTTGGCAGCGAGGTAACTGGCGTTGTTGGTCTGCATTTCATAGGGCTCGTTGACCTGTAGAACCCTGGCGTATCTAGGCATAGCCTTTAGAGCTGCCTCGATTGCCTCGTCTAGCTTCTCGGTTGCTTGCTTGTTTGTAGCAGTTGCAGCGATTAGAACTAGCTCAAGATTTAGTAGATACTCGGTGCCCAATCTGCTGGGAGTGAGGTAGGGAGTCCGAGAGTTGATAATCACAATCGGCGGAACAATTCGCTCTGGCACATAGTCCAGAACTGTTAGCCCGGCGTCCTCGAGGTCAAGTTTGAACTCAGCCTTTGAGACTGTGATTTCGTTTGTCATACGCCATAACCCACAAAAGGCAGAAGCAGTGGGTAGGCAGCAGTCATCGGGTCTTTACCCATCCGAACTGGCTGCCCATCCATGCTTGCAAATTGAGCGATGCCGTTAGGAGCTGAACGGCGGTGAAATAGCTCACTGGAGACAATTAGGGTAGCTTGGTCAACAATTTCAGTAGGCACAGAAACAACTGTTCCAACATAGTTCTCAACTAGCTTTTGACCAGAAGTCAAGCAGCCCTCAATAAAGTCACCAGTCTCCTCAGTCCCAATGTAGGACTGGAGATCAGCTAAAGTCACCGCCATTGTCAGTCCTTATTAAGCAGTGGTGTCTAGTAGAACTAGAGCGTTTGGACGCTGAACGGCAACTGCCATGTAGCCATAGACGCTAATGTCATCAGTCAAAGTGGTGATGTCAGCAGCAGATAGG